TGGCATCTTGGGCCGGAGGAGACATCTGTTGACCCGACCGAAAACAAGGAATTTTGGTCCAGCTTTGCCGACGTGATGATGGTGCCGGAAAAGCAGGCGCGGCGCTTGTTTTGCGCAAATTGCGAGTATTTCGACAACACGCCGGAAGCCATGAAGCTGATGGAGAAGATCCCGCTGACGGATTTTGACATGGACGGCGGCGGGCGCGGCTATTGCGTGAAATTGGATTTCATTTGCCACAATTTGCGTGTCTGTCAGGCTTGGGAGCGTAAGGATTTCGAGCCAGAGGACTGATGTGGCAAATCCTGCAAAATGTGCTATATTGGCGCGAATGTAAGCTTGGGGGCTAAAATTGGCAATCACGACATACAGCGAATTGCAGTCGGCGGTGGCTGATTTTTTGAACCGGGATGATCTCGCGGCGGCTGTTCCGACGTTTATTGCGCTGGCTGAGGCGGATATGTCGCGCCGCATCCGCCATTGGCGCATGGAAAGCAGATCCACGGCGCCGCTTGATACGCAATACAGCGCCATCCCAGCCGATTGGGTTGAGACCATCAGGTTTTACCTGAGCGACGCGCCGACATATCCGCTTGAGCTGATCAGCCAAGCCGAAATGGTCCAGCGTCGGTATCGTGCGCAGGATACATCTGGCCGGCCGCAGTATTATGCGATGACTGGCGGGCAGCTCGAGCTGTTCCCGACGCCAGATGCAGAATACACCGGCGAGCTTCTGTATTTTGCGAAGATCCCGGCGTTGTCTGACAGCAACACCAGCAACTGGCTGCTGGCTGACTCGCCAGACGCATATCTTTACGGCGCACTGATGCACAGCGCGCCATATTTGAAGGATGACGCGCGCATCCAAATCTGGGGCGGCATGTTTCAATCTGCTGTCGAAATGATCAACACAGCGTCGGACGCCGCGCGGTTCAGCGGGACGGGTCTGCGCCTTAAAATAAGAGGGCTTTCCTGATGTCTTTGTCCAACAGCTTTGAGACCAGCACGCTGACGTGGCTGCTGACGACCGGGTCACCGTCACCGGCGCGCCCGACGGCTTGGTATTTGGCTCTTTACACTGTCGCCCCGACCGACACCGGCGGCGGGACCGAAGTCAGCGGCACGTCTTACGTCCGCAAGGCTGCGACGTTCACTGTGTCTGGCAACACGGCAAGCAACAGCGCGGCGGTCGAGTGGCCAACGGCTGGCGGATCCTGGGGGACGGTCGTGGCTGTCGGCGTGTTTGACGCGTTGAGCGGCGGCAACCTGATCGCATACGGCGACCTGACCACAAACAAGACGATCGACACCGGCGACGTGTTCCGCATCCCTGCGGGCGACCTTGACATCACGCTAGACTGATCGTCATGGATACGGTGTATCGCAGCGGATACGGCACGGCGGGCTATGGCGCGCGATCGTATGGGCTTGACGGCACCGTATTTGACGCCAGCGCCGTTGTCTCTGCTTCGGCTGCTTTGTCTGCTGACGCCACCCGCGTCAGGGAGATCTCCAAGCAGATTGACATTGCCGCGAGTGTATTGGCTGCATGCGAGCGCGTTCGGCCTGCATCAGCGGCAGTCAGCGCCACGTCATCAGTGTCAGTCTCGGCTGTTAGAATTAGAAACGCGTCTAGCGCGATCACAGCGGCCTCTGGGCTGGCATCTGGCGCCGTCAGGATTAGAGAGAGCGCGTCAGAGATACAACCGTCAGCGGCCATCTCAGCGGCCGCCACGCGCGTCAGGCAGTCTGGGTCTCAGATTGGTGTGGCAGCCACATGCTCTGCGTCATCCTTGATGGTGTATCAGGCTGGCGCGCAGGTTGACGTTTCGTCGGAAGTTTTGGTTACGGGGAACAGAGTTCAGGCCGCGCGTGCATCTTCTGCAATTTCGTGTATAGTGTCAGCCAATGGCCGCCTGAAATGGGGGGCCGACGCAGACACGGCGGAGACATGGTCCGAGCAAGCAGACGCTGAAACGGCGTGGGCAGATCAGCCCGACACGTCAGCGTCATGGTCGGGCCAGGCCGACACGGGAAAAGATTGGACGCCGGCGTCTAGCACGGCGGAAATTTGGACACAGGCAGCGTAGGGATAGACCGATGGCCGATACAAGCACGACGAATTATGGACTGGTGAAGCCCGAGGTAGGCGCAAGCGACGACACCTGGGGAACCAAGCTAAACACAGATCTGGACAGCATTGACGCCCTGCTTGGCGGCGACAGCCCGATCACGGACATCGACATCAACGGCGGCACCATTGATGGCGCAACGATTGCCACGTCCAATATCACGGTTGGCTCGGGCAAGACGCTGGATGTTTCGGCCGGGACGCTCACGCTTGCCGACAACCAAATCAGCGGCGACAAGGTTGAGGGCGGCACGATTGCGTCCATTGCAATCACATCTGCCGACATCAACGGCGGCACCATCGACGGCGTGACAATTGGCGGTGCATCTGCTGGTGCAGGAACGTTTACGTCAGTCACAGGCACCAGCTTGGACATGAATGGTAATTCTGATTTTGAAGGGCAAATATATTTATCACGAGCAGATAACACAACGGTCACTCGGACTGATGACATCGGTCAACTGATTATCAGAGGTGGTTCAACCACTGCCACTGGGGCAAGTGTGGTTTTAACTGGTGGTTCAAAAGCAACACAGCCAGATTTTATATTTTTTAATGCTGATACCATGTATTTCCGCCCTGTTTCCACCAGCCCAGAATACATGCGTTTCGTTGATGGCACTGGCACTATATTCAATGAGACAAGTGCTGACCTTGATTTCCGTATTGAGTCTGACACCAACACCCATGCCTTCTTCTTGCAAGGCAGTAATAGTTATGTTGGCATAAACACATCCACCCCAGAGGCACCACTGACAATTACTCCGGGAAGCACTGACCCAACGACAATCGGTGGTCGTGAAATCAACTATGGCGTCAATGTTGCTGTTACATCTGGAAGAACTGGTTATTTGTGCCGTGTAATAAACAGTTATACTGGGGAAAATCCTAATGCTGGCTTCCAGTGGATTTATCCATTTGATACGGGTGGGAATGCAAACAACAAAGTATTCCGTTCATCCACTGGCGCAACCTTGGTTGATAAATTCTGGGTCAACCAAGCTGGTGGTGGATACTTTGCGAGTGATGTAGGCATAGGCACAGCCAGCCCTGCAAGAAAATTTCAGGTCTCAGGCACAACTTCCGAGATAATGCGGTTGGAGCGCACAAGTTCTACGGCAGGTGTTGGTATAGAGTTTAAGAATGACAACGGCGACTTTGCTATGTTTGGCACTGCGTCTGGCGATGGCACTGGTGCCTTTGTCCCTCAAGGTGATGGCGATGTTGATCTTGGCAACAGCAGCAACAGGTTTGACGACATCTATGCCGTTAATGCCACAATCCAAACCTCTGATCGTAATGAAAAGCAGGATATTGAGGAACTGACGGAAGCTGAAACCCGTGTAGCACAGGCTTGCAAAGGTCTGCTACGTAAGTTCCGTTGGAAGGATTCTGTAGCTGAAAAGGGTGATGCTGCCCGCATTCACTTCGGTATCATTGCACAGGACTTGCAGGATGCTTTCACTGCTGAAGGCTTGGATGCTAATCGTTACGCCATGTTTATCCATTCCACTTGGGTAGACGAAGAAACAGGTGAGGAACGCAGCAGTATGGGTGTTCGTTATCCTGAACTATTGGCATTTATTATCGCAGCCATTTAAAGGAGACGCAAATGACCGATTACACATGGACCATCGCAACATGCGAGCATGACATTGCAACAGGTGGCATCACAGTCGCACACTGGCGTTGCAGTGCATCAGATGGCGATTACACACAATCAGCATATGGCACCGTTGGGTTTACCCCTGACGCATCCGCACCGGGCTTCAAGCCATATGCAAACGTGACCGAGGCTGATGTGCTTGGCTGGGTGTGGGCTGAGATCGACAAGGACGCGATGCAAGCCAAACTGGCGGCAAAGATTGAAGCGCAGAAAAACCCAGCCAGCGCTACTGGCACGCCCTGGGCATAACTAGGCACCAATTGGGGCATATCAATGGCATTGACACCAATAAGCATCCCGCCCGGCGTGTATCGCAACGGCACAGACATGCAAGCCGCCGGGCGTTGGAATGATGCCAATCTGGTGCGGTGGTCTGATGGCGTGATGGCTCCAGTCGGTGGGTGGACGACACGGTTTGACCTTGCCTCAAACCCAATCCGTGGGTCTGTCGCGTGGCAAGATAATTCCAACGACATCCGCATTGCTGCCGGAGCATACGACGCGCTTTACAGCATAACCGCAGGCGGGACCGTGACGGACATCACGCCGGCTGGTCTGACGGATGGCATCCGTGACGCGGCGCAAAATCTTGGCTATGGTGGCGGTTTCTATGGCTTGCGATATTACGGAACCCCGCGCGACGCATCCGGCGACCCGGCGCTTGCAACGTCATGGTCTTTAGACACATGGGGCGAGTATCTGGTTGCATGCTCTGACGCAGATGGCGTGCTGTATGAGTGGCAGCTAAACCCGGCGACACCGGCTCAGGCGATTGCCAATGCGCCGACAGACTGTTTGGCGCTGATGGTCACAGATGAGCGGTTTCTGTTTGCGCTTGGCGCTGGCGGGGATCCACGCAAGGTGCAATGGTCTGATCGAGAGGACAATACGACGTGGACGCCGCTTGCCACCAACGAGGCTGGCGACATCCCTCTGCAAACAAACGGGCAAATCATGTGTGGCATCCGCGTGCGCGGCCAAGCACTGATCCTCACCAACCAAGACGCGCACACGGCAACATATTCCGGCCCGCCGTTTGTCTACGGCTTTGAGCGGGTGGGTTCCGACTGCGGGACGATCTCGCGCAAGGCGGCCGCATCTGTGAACGGTGGCGCGATGTGGATGGGGCGAAACGGGTTCTTTTCGTTTAGCAGCGGCGCCGTGCAGCGCATGCCGTGTGACGTGTCAGACCATGTGTTTAGCAACATCAACAAAAGCCAAATCAGCAAAGTGCATGCAGTGACGCTTGGCACGCGCAATGAGGTTTGGTGGTTTTACCCTGTGGGCGAAGATTGCGACAATTATGTCGCATATAATTACATCGAAAATCACTGGTCTATCGGCCAGCTTGATCGATCATCAGGCATCAGCAGCGGCGTGTTTGAAACCCCGATAATGTTCAGCAAGACAGGCGTCGCGTATAACCATGAAACAGGTTTCACGCATGGCGATTTGACGCCATATGCGGAAAGCGGGCCGATTAGCATTGGCGCTGGTGATCAGATGATGTGCGCGACGGATCTTATCCCAGACGAAAAGACGCAGGGCGAGGTGACGGCAACATTCAAAACGCGCTTCTATCCAAACGGGCCAGAGCGATCATACGGACCATATACGATGTCAACGCCAACCAGCGTCAGGTTTACCGGCAGGCAGGTGAGGATGCGCGTTGAGGCTGTGGGCAACCAAAACTGGCGCGTTGGCGTGATGCGCCTTGATGTGACACCTGGTGGCCGCAGATGACAACGCGAGGCATTCCGCCAGTTGGCACAAATATATTCGCTTGGGCCGAGGATCTGCGTCGCTGGCTGCAAAGGTCAATTTCGCAATTGGTTTATAAGAGCGCATCCGCCAAGGCGTCGCAGGATGGCATCATCATGTGGGATGACATTAACGAATATCCAGTCGTGTCAAAGGGCGGCGAGTTCCGCCAAATTGTTCTTGCGGACGGATACGCGTTTCTTGGTCAGGATGCCGACATAACGGCGGCAGCCGCAAACACGGCGTATGCAATCACATATGACGCGCCTGCAATGGCAGACGGCATCAGCCTGGGGACGCCAGCGTCGCGCATCGTATTTGAGGAGGGCGGCACATATCTCTTGGCGTTTTCAGCGCAGATCACATCCACGTCATCCTCAACCGTTGATTTCCGGTTTTGGCCGCGCGTGAACGGATCAGACATGCCGGGCAGCACGATCCGCGCGAACCTGCATCAGAATGACGCAAGTTTTGTGGTGTCGCGGTCTGCCGTGTTTCAGATGGCGGCGGGGGACTATCTTGAGGTTATGTGGGCAACGGACAGCACGTCTGGCTTCTTGCAGGCTGCCGCAGCGACGGCGTATGCGCCGGCCGCCCCATCAACATCGCTGTCAATCACAAGGATTAGGGCATGACGTTTGAGGGTGAGTTGGAGCGGTGCCGGCCTTGGATTGAGGCGGCGATGGAATACAGCGGCGGGACACATGAATTTGAAGATATTGTGCATGCGTTGATTGAGGGCCGCATGCAGTTTTGGCCAGCCCCGGAGGGGTGTGCAATCACTGAGATTTTGTGTTATCCTCGCAAAAAGGTTTTGCATGTGTTTTTGGCTGGCGGTGAAATGGATCAGTTGATCGACATGATAGAAGGTGCAGCGGCATGGGGCCGAGCGCAAGGATGTTCCGGCATGACAATGGCCGGCAGGCTTGGCTGGGAGCGTGTGCTTAACAAATCGGGATGGAAGCGATCAATGGTCGTTATGGAGCGGGGTATTTAGATGTCTGGGGGCAAGGGTGGTCAATCCACAACAAAAGTAGAACTTCCTGAGTGGCTGGAAAGTGCTGCGCAAGAAAATCTTGCCAAGGCTGGCGAGTTGTCGAAGATTGGATACACGCCATATTATGGTCCGAGCGTGGCCGCGATGACGCCAATGATGCAGCAGTCGATGGCTGGAACCAATCAGGCAGCGCAGGCTTTCGGCATGGGTGGCGGAGTTGACCCAAATGCAGGCATGCCGCAGGCGCAGAATTATGGTGGCATGATGGCATACGGATCGGGCGATATGTATGATCAGGCTCTGCGTGAATTGGAGACGCGTCGTCCGGGGCAGTTTGCCGCAATGAACGCGCCGTTCATCAACCCGGTGACGGGCGCGCAGCCCGCTGCGCCATATGGAACGGGGCAGGGCGGAGCTGGCGGATACCAGACGCAGGCGCAGCTTGATGAAAACGCAGCAGCGGCTGCGGCGGCCAAGGCGCCAGTGGCAAAAGATCCAAGGTTAGATCTTGTTCAATTTAATGGCCAGTGGATGACGCCGGCAGAGAAAGTGCGCGCCCAGCGCGATCAGGATCGAGGCAGATAATGGCACAAGCAGGAAATCCACAGGCGCAGACGCAGACGCAAGCGCCGCAGCAAACGCAAGTGCAAATTCCGCAACCGCAGCAAGCCCAAGGTCAAGGCGGCAAGGGCGGTGCTGCAACGGGGGCGCCGGGCATGGGCAAGCCGGGTAACTTAAACCAGATTGGGCAAAATCCAACGCAAATTCCGCAGCAAACGCCGCAGCAGGGTCAGGCTAATCAGCCGCAAAACGTATATGAGCAATCCGCGCAAGGTCTGACTGACGCAATGGCTGGTGCGCGCGCCGGCATGCAGTATCAGCCGATGAATGTGCAGGCTGCTTATTACAACCCAAGCACCATGCAGGGCGTTGGCAATATCGGCATGCAGAACGTGTATGGCCAAGGCTATAACGCTGCGCAGGTGTCAGGCGCGGCGCCAATCAGATCGCAAAACGTATCTGGTCAGGGGTATAATGCCGCAACCATGCAGGGCGTTTCCCCGATCAGATCGCAAAACGTATCTGGCCAAGGTTACAGTGCAGAGCGAGTAAACGCTCCGGCGTCGATTATGGCTCAAAACGTATCTGGTCAAGGCTATGATGCGGCGCAGGTATCGGGCGCGTCACCAATTACAGCGCAGCAGGTCAGCTCAAATCAGTTGGCGAATACCAGCGTTTCGCCATACATGAACCAATACACCGACGAGGTTATCAACCGCACGCAGGCAGACATTAGCCGACAGCAGGACATTGCGCAGAACAAACTTGGCGCGCAGGCGTCAGCCGCTGGGGCGTTTGGTGGATCTCGGCAGGGCGTGGCGGAAGGCGTCATGGCTGGAGAGTATGCCAAACTGGCGGCAGATACGGCGGCGCAGCAGCGTCAAGCCGGGTTCACGCAAGCGCAGCAGGCTGCACAGGCGGATATTGCCAATCGCTTGCAGGCAGATCTTGCGAACCAAGGCGCAGGTCTGACCGCGCAGCAGTCAACGGCGGCAAACATGCTACAGCAGCAATTGGCGAACCAAGGCGCGCTCAATCAGGCTGGCCAATTTGGCGCGCAGCAGGGGTTGCAGGCTGCGTTGGCAAATCAGCAGGCTGGCCTTACCGCTCAGCAGTCAACGGCTGCAAACGCATTGCAGGCGGCATTGGCAAACCAGCAAACATCTGCCCAGGCGGCGCAGTTTGGTGCTGGCGCTCAAAACCAAGCGGCGCTTGCAAACCAAAGCGCAAACCTTGCGGCGCAACAGTCAACTGCCGCAAACGCATTGCAGACGCAATCGACCAACGTAAACGCGCTCAATCAGGCTGGCCAGTTTGGTGCGCAACAAGGCTTGCAGGCTGCATTGGCCAACCAAGGCGCAAACCTGACCGCGCAGCAGTCAACAGCCGCAAACACATTGCAGCAGCAGTTAGCAAACCAGGGTGCGCTCAACCAAGCAGGCCAGTTCGGCGCGCAGCAGGGATTGCAGGCCCAGTTGGCAAACCAAGGCATGAATTTCAACACGCAGCAGCAGAACATGGCAAACGCCTTGCAGATGCAGCAGGCAAACATGGGTGCGCTCAATCAGGCTGGCCAATATAACGCCGGGCAAAACTTGCAGGCCCAGATGGCCAACCAGAACGCAGGATTGGCTGGTGTTGGCGCGCGGCTTGGCGCGGCTGGCCAGCTTGGCGGGTTTGCAAATCAGGGCTTCAATATGGGGCAGGCCATCAACCAGCAGCAGTGGACGCAAGGTTCGGCGCAGCAGGCGCTGAACCAGCAGTTGATCAATGCCGCGATGGGGCAGTATCAGGGCTTTACTGGTGCGCCAAACGCATCCTTGGGCTTGCCGATGCAGGCGCTTGGCGCGGCAAACATGGGCCAGCAGACGCAAACTGGAAGTTACAAACCAGGTCTTTTTGATTATCTGTCGCTGGGTGCTGGCGTGGCTGGTTCGTATTTCGGAGGATAAATGGCACAGGCACCGCTCATCAAGCTCGCCCCGCAGCTCAATTTTATGTGGGACGAGCTGCAAGGCCCGGAAAACCGCACCATGCGGATGTTTGAGGCCAACCCAAACATGGGGCCGGGGCAGTATGCCTCGCTGTTTGAGAAAATGTATGAGCGTGCTGGCGGGGCTGGCGATGAGCTGGCGCAAAAATATGCGTCTGACGTTTACTCGGCAATGCAGGATCCGGCCAAGGCCGAGGGTTTGCCGCCAAACGCCAAATTTACATACGCATATTTAACGCAAAAGGGGATGACGCCGCAGCAGGCTGCCGGCATCACCGGGCGCCTGATGGTCGAAAGCTATCC